AAATCTATTACGTGCCATATTATTGTGTTTTAACTCCTGTTTTTAAATTACCATTTTCATCCATGAACCAATTATATCTATATGGTAATGAGCCTAACATATCTAGTGTTCTATTATTCTGAGTATTTTGAGCAGCCATCATAGCATTATCTCTTGTATATCCAGCACCTATATTACCTATATCTGTTAAAGCTCCATAAATAGCTTGTCTGTAAGCTGCTTTATTTTGTTGTCTAGCAATTTGTTCTTCATTAGCTATGCCAGTATTAGTAGCATTAGCTTGATTAGCAATTTGGTTATTCATATTTTGACCTTGCATTTTAATATTAGCTTTCTGATTTGATAAATTAGAATTAATACCAACGTTACCTGCTACCATATTAGATAACATCTGACCACTACTAGTTGCATTATTAGCAACATTCATTCTATTAGTAGCCATTGCATTTGCTCCTTGACGATCTGCAATTTGTAACAATGGATCGTAATTAACAAACTCTGGTTTAACTCTATTAAAGTTAACATCATCAACACCATTGATTAATGTACCTGCTAATTGAGATACAGGCCCAATAGAATTCATCAATGCACCCGTAACAGGTATTCTATCATTAAATTGATTTGATTGCATTGTAGATGGATTTACTTGAGGATTAACTTGCATCGGTGAACCAGGTACAATAGCTGATCTATATTCTGCAGGAGTAGTATTTAAATTACCACCTCTTTTATCAATATTAGATACTCCATCAGGTAAAGCATAAACGTTACCATCAGGTGCTTTAAAACTACCTTTAGGAACTATTGAGTTAACACTAGATCTACTTTGAGAACGTTGTACAATAAATCCATTTTCATCTATCTCTGGTTGATTTGGCATCATGGGTTCTACTAATCCTGTATTCAATGCTTCATTATATGAATCATCTAAGAATTGACCATATGCTGGCCCACCATAAGCCATCTGTGTTTTTTGTTGTTTTAATCTACCTTTGATTATTTGAGGATCAGCTTCATGTAATTGTTTTAATTTATCCAATTCCATTTGCTTAGCTTCATTAGCCATTTTATCTTCACCTCTTTTTTTATACTTGTTTTCTATTTTTTTAGATAACTCAGCATATGTAGATTTAGAACCTTTTGGTTTAACTTTATCTGAAAAAACAAATTGTTTATTCATAGTTTCACCACCTTCAACTTCTACAGAAGGATTAATACTAATACCACCTTCTGAGTGTTTTGGGCCTTCAAATTCTGTTAAACCACCAAATTCTCTATTTTGAATTAAACGAGAACCATACATAGCAGCATCTACACCGCCACTTAATGGATTAAAAAATGCTTCACCAATACCACCAACTGCACCTAGTGAGTTAGCAATTGTATCGTTAGCACCAAAGGCTTTTGCAGTATTATATAATGCTCCACCTAATATATATTTTTGTTTCATTGTATTTATGTTACCACCATATTCAAATGGTTGTTGTAATGTTAGATTTCTATTAACAGGTTTTTTTTCTTCAATGTTCCATTCACCTGTTTCTAAGTTAAAGTTTCCTTCAAATCTAGTTTTGTTTTCTCCTGCAGGATTTGTAGAAGTACTTCCAAAAGTTTGTTTGACATTTGGATTATCAGGAATTTTCATATATGACTTAACTACTCTAGGATCTGATGTAGGTAGTAATGCTGATTTAGGTTTAAGTTTTTGCGGACCCTTTTGTATTTCAATAGGTTGAACTGGTTTTTCGTAAATATCTAACATTACCATTTTATCAATTCTTGAAAAATCATTTCCAGGAAAATAATTACCTGAACCTATTGGCCATATATTTCTATTTCTATTATGTTCATGATTTGTCTTTTTTTCTAAACTATCTCTTAATTTTTCAAAATTTGGGTCATTAGGATTTAATTTAACAACTTCTTTTTTTGCCTTTTCTCCTAAGTTATACAAACTCAAACTATCAGCATAGGCTTGTTGTCTCATTCTACCATATTCATCATCAGGTAATATTAATGGTGGATTCTTTGGTGGATCTTTTTTATTGTTTTTCATTTTATTTATTTTAAGATAATTCTACAAAGATAATAATATAACATATTATAAGTCAAGTATTTCATGTAATATATTATAATTTAATGTATTATAATAGATAATATAATGTAATAGGATGACCTATAAATCTATGGTTATTATCATTCTTTTTTGTTAATTTAACGTATATCCATGGATTTCGAATTCTAGCAAGTTTATCTTGGGAAAGAGAATCTCTCTTAATAGAGTGAGTCCATTGTCTAAATCTTCTTTTAATATTATCCCCTGATAGTGATATAGATCCCGTATCTTGATAATCGTTATGTATTTTGACTTCTTCATATGTTTCATCGAATATGTTGTTATTTAAACTATCGTAACATTCTGAATACCATTGAATATTATTCCATTCTTTAGTACTTGGATTTTTAGCATTAGATAATAATGTAATAGAGCTATCGTACACAGTACCATAGAATTCACAATAATTACCAACATTATGTTGATAGAAATTACATCTAGGAGATAATGAAGGTAATCCTGCTACTGAGAATATTTGTCTACCAGTAGAATGTAATACAGATGAATTAATATCAAATTCACCTTCAAAACAATTTAATATTTCACTATATGAAATAATCTTACCTGCACCATTATTAAAGCTAAATAAAACTCTATTATGTCTATTATCATATGTACCATGAATACCAATAGGTATTAATGATGTTTTAGCATCTGTTTCACTTACAAATGGATCATATCTAAAATAGCTATTTAAACCTTTTAAATCACTTAAAGGTTGTTTAGTATTACTAGATATTCTAAATAGTTTTCTGTTTCTTACATCAAAGAAATATAAATAATCCTCTGATTGAATAACAGAAGATGTATGTTTAGTTCCATTTTGATTACTTATGTAACCATATACAGAAATAACATCTCCAGTTCCTAATTGTAATTCTATACCATCTTGATTTTGAGTAACTACTCTTTCATTAATAGGTACAATACCTACTGCTTTATCTTGGAAGAAATAAACTCTACCTTGATGATTAGCTACTGCATTAATTTCACCATATATACCATCTACTTCTATTTGATTGTTTATTTTAAATTTAGTCCAACTATCAATAAGTTCACCATTACGTTTTAATTCACTAACATGAATTGCATATGGTTGTTGATCGTCAAAATTAACAATAAATGGTTTAGCTACAAATACTTGCTTACTATTATTAACTTGAGTATAAACTTCATTTAAAAAGTAATTCTCTTGAGCATATTGTAAGTTATTTGCTGTTGATGTACCTCTATTTCTATTAAAGAAACTACCGTGTCTTAAATCAAAATTAGCTGCACATTCTACTGGGAAAAATATACCAAATGAATAAGAATCAGAAGCTGAATCCATGTTTTGTATTTTTTCAAATCCAAAATTTAAGACATATGTATCTCCACCATATACTTTTAACACAGATGAAGAATTAGATGCTATAAAACATCCAGTTGTTATATATCTATTATTACTTCTAGCTTCATAAGTGTTTCCACCATATTGATTAGCTAAGTTTCTTTTATATGTAAAATAAGGTATAATATCATCTGTTGTATTCATATCAGCTAATACATCTCCAAATGTAGTATATGATGCTGCTGCTAAATCTAATCCTCCAATAAAAGATAAACCACATTTTCTATCTGTTGTTCCTTTATTGAAATATATTGTATAACCACCAGTATCTGTTGTAAAATCAGCTAAGTTAAAACTACCATTGTAGTTAACTTTAATTAATTCATTGAGTTCTAAGTTAATAAGAACATCGTTATTATCTAACTCATAAGCTCTATAATAAGATAAATCAGCAGCAGGGTTATTCCCAGAATTAAATGCACTTGTATCTAAATTAAAGTGTTTATTAAATTCTAAATAATCACCTTCTTTAAATCTATGTTTAGTTACATCTTGGAATAAAAAATTAGGAGAATGCATTTTTACAAATCTCCATGGTGCACCTGTAGATGTATATGTTGCTGCATTTAATATATGCGAACCATCATATAAATCTGTTCCACCATCTGTTACAATAGTAGAAACAATACCACCACCAAGATTTGTTCTGTTATTAACATCTCTTTCTACTCTAACTATCTCATAACCAGATATTAATTCTTTAACATCATCAGGTATAGTTATATCAAACTCTATACCTATTTGATTACCATATAATGTAGTACCACCAAAAGCTGTTAAATTAATATCATCTATTGATGGAAATTTAATATCACCTATCCATTTAGTAAATGAAGGTTGACCTTTTTTATTATAAAATACAATACCAAATCTATAAATTTCATCTCTTGAATAACCTTGATATAAGAAATTTACATATGGTGATTTATAATTAGGTACTTGGTCTTCAATGTTATAGTTGATTCCGTTACCAAAATTTTCTAATAATGTTTGTCTACTAGGGCCATCGGCAAATGGAGCATCTGGAAAATTAGATAAATAATTATTATCTATAATAATTTGTTTAGTTATAAATTTATATTTAACATATAAACCTTCTCCACCTAATGTTGTTCCATCTGATTGATATTTATATTCATCATAATCAACATCATTTTTATTATTAAATGGGTTAATTGCATCGTGATCATAATCTAATAGAAAATCAGTATCTATAGTAGTAGTTTCACCTATTTTATTTTTAACAATAGATGTACCATCTGATTTAAATCTAAATGCTCTAGCATCAAAATCTTTATCATTTATTTCAAAATTAAATGATTTAGTATTAACTGCTATTAATCTATTATCTTTTTGTGTAAAATCTTTACAATGTGTAAATTGAGCAGATAACATATTGAACTCTTGCTCAGATAAATCTATTTGTTCTTCATCATTTGTGAACGTTACATTTAATTCTCTTGAAGAAGGTATTAATTCTTCTTTAAATATCTTATAAACTGGTAGATTATTAAATTCATATAAGACAGCTATATGTCTTATTCTATCATAATTATCATCTATATTAGATATATTATATGTAACACTCTTAGATGCACCTGAACCTTGTGGAGAACCATTTAAATCTCTCCATGCTGCTGTTTTATCGTTTTCTTCATATAAACATAATAAATCACTTGTAGGTGATACTACAGTTTCTTTATCACCATTAACCAGTTGATAAGCAAATTGAACAGAAGAACCAAATGGAATACTACCATTGTCTTCTATATTGAATATAACAGGTTTAGTAAATGTTACATCAGATACAAAATCTAAATCAGAAGGATCTGTTGCAAATAAAAATTGATCAAATAAATTAGCGGATCTTACTGGATTATTATTATCAGTCCAATATATTCTACATATTTTTTCATTTTCATATCTAACAATTGATTTACGAATATAAAATTCAGGAGAAAATCCTAATAATCCATTATATTTTAAATGTACAGAAGGTGTTAAATCATTACCTGTTAAACCTATTGGTTCACCAGTTTGTTGATTATAATCAACCATCCATATTTGGCTATAACCTAATCCTGTTGTAAATAATACAATTGTATCATTAAATGAATCTATATGAATAATTCTAATACTAGTACCTGTAATATTGGTTACTACTAATTCAATTGCTGTAGGATCTGTAGAAGCTACAATTAAAGCATCTAAACCAAATACTAATATATGATCTGATTTAGCAGCTACACGCAAATGTGAGCCTATCATTAAAGAATTAACCATATCATTATATAATGAATCTATAGTTGTTGTAGAATCCATTATAAATTCTACACCATTAATAGTTACAGTTGCACCATCTACTACAAATACTTTATATACTTGTTGTGTAGTAGGAATACTAAAATCTAATCTGTTACCTTTTTCATTTTCCAAACATAAAGAAGAACCACCTTCATCGGTGGTTAATCTAAAATTTTTTAAATTGTAATATTTATTATTTGGAAAAAAAGAATTAGAAACATCTTGTTCTAATCCTTGTTCAAATGTATGTGTTATTTGTCCCATTATAATTGTGTACCTTGTGTAAAGTTATTTGTATTATGGTTAATACGTCTTTCTCTTTCAAACTTAAATTGATTATCTAATACATTAATCTTAGGAATCAATCTTAAACTAAAGTTTTTAATTGCTTCCATTTGATGTATATCTGGTACTCTATTAGAATTCATAGCTTTAGCTACATACCAGTTTCTTTGTTGTTCTATGTATTGATATTTATCTCTACTTAATTTATCTGTCATCCATTCTTTATAAGCTAATTTCATAGCTATATGCCATTCAATCGCTGATTTAGTAGATTCATCATCAGGTATTAATGGAAAACCATTATCGTCTATTGGTATAGCATAATATGCAATTTCAACTGTTCCTTCTTCAAAAGAAGTAAAAATGAAGTTATTGCTAAGTTGGTATTTATCTTCTTCATGGCAAGTTACACAATTTAAACATTGGCTATCTGAGCAATGTAAATTTTTAAAATATGGATCACCAGTGTAACCCATCATTCTTTTTGTATCTTTATTTCTAAATGTTTCAACTTGAAATAAATCTAAAGGTAATTCACCTTTATAGTTTTCAATGTTAATTTTAGCAACTTTATGTATATTAATTTTAGGTATATTCATTAATTTAATTAAAGAACCTACCCATTCTAGTGCATCAGACCATTGAAAGTTGTTTTCTGCAAATGGATGATTTGCAAATACTCTTTCTATTACTTCATCTATTTTTGTGTATTTATAATTCATAATAATCTTGTTTGTTATATGGATCTTTTAGTATTCTCGATAATTCTCTTTTAAAAGGTTCTGCTGCACTAAATTTATAAAACTTAGTATGCCAATGTACCTTAGCTGATGGAAACATTCTTATTCTATATATATGACCATCTGTATGATCGTTAAGATGATAAATAAGTTTTTTATTTTTTAATTGTGGATTAGCTTTCCACAATGCTCTAGTTTCTTTCCAATCTACAGGAAATGAATAAGGTATAAAATTACCATCTTTATCTAATGGATTAATTTTTCTTTTTATAATTTTTATTCTATATCCTAAATGTGGCATTTTAAATACTATATTTTTAAGTATAGCATCTTTTATTTTTAAATGAATCATATTTAATATATTAGAATATAATTCTTGTGATATTAAATATTTATCACCTAGTTTATTTTTCTTAACATATTTAATGTATTTATGATACATTTTTCTTTTAGAAACTGTTATTTTTAATTTATCAGTACGCATCTGTTGATTCTGATTTACCGTCGTTAGTATTGTCTTTCGTTGATCTTAATGTTAATTTAAAATATTCTTCAATCAATGCTTGTTTGATATAATCTTCCATCCATTGATTTAAAGGATATTTACTATCAGCAGAAAAACAATTACTACCATCGCAATTTTTAAATTTAATAACTTCTCGTGGATCTTCAAATATACCATCTAAAGCTATTTTTTCAATTAAGTTAATATTTTCATTATTACTTTTTAAATATATTCTACCATTATGTAAGGTAGCAAATATATCATTCTTATTAAATTGACCATTACCAGAATGCAAAAACCTATCGTAAGAAACAAAATTAAATTTAACTTTGGTCTTAACAATAGGTGCTACTCTAGTTATCAATTTTTTATTATGTAATTCTATAGTATTAGGAATAATATCTTTAGTTCTTAATACAAAACAATCAACATCATCTACACAACAATCAGTTGGGCTACCTAGTTCTAATTCTAGGCAACCCAATGTTTGTATATAATTCATATCAATTGTTCTTCCACTTTTATTTAATTCGTTTCTTATAAATAAAGAACGTTTTAAATTTACATCATGTTCTATTTTTTCTATTGGTAGATCTTCATCATCTGTTAAATGAGGTCTAATAGAAGAAAATATATTATATGTTATTTCATTAAGTGTTGACATTTTCAGTTTGTTCTTTTAATTTGATATATTTTGTTAATCTAGTAAGTATTGGCATACCTACAGATGTTACAGTATTATTACTTATATAAGTGATTAATTCATTTAAATCGTTTTCTTCTATAGTATATGTTTTCATATTATATATTATGTTGTAAAATCATTTCTAATCCTCTATCTTTATGCCATAAAAGAGCTTGTGCTGCTCTGTAAGAGCTATATCCCATTTTCTTGTGCCATTCATCTGTTGTACAAATAGATGGTAAGAACCTAGTTTTAATACCTCTTGATTCATCTATAATCATTTCTTTATGAAAATGACCACAATGTGTTTCTCTATGTTTAGCTAATGCAAATTCCATAGGTCTTTCAGTTGCCATTATAATAGGTAGTTCAGAATGTTTTTCATTATCACCATGTGTGTACATAATTAATACATCTCCAAAAGAAGCAAACTTTCTGCTTTCTGTGGAATTATCAACTGTTACATTAGGATCATTCATATAGTATGCAGAAATAACTTCTCCAACATAAAACATTCTTTCATAATCATGATTACCTTGTACTACAATTACATCTACTGGTGCTATTGTTTTAAGATAATCTACTGCTTGCATTAGAGCTTTAGAATACACTCTAAATGAATCAAACCAAGGCATAGTATCATGCTGTGGAGTTCCTTTAGTTGTAGCTTGTCTAAAGCCTTCAGAATTTAAACCATCGTTACCTATTGGTAATATAATTTTTTCAAGTGGTAAACTTTTACATTTTTCAGTTAAATCAAATAAACTATTATAAAAGTTATTAAGTAATTCATCTATGTTACCTTTACCAAAATGTAAATCAGGTAAACTGATTTCTAAAACATACCCAAAGTTATCTGTATTCTTTTTCTTTGGTCTATTTAAAACATGTTTGTTTACGGAGATAATATCACTTATTAATCCTTGTCTAAATTCCTGTAATTCATTTTCAGCTTTATTATCTACTGTGTATGAATATAACATTTTACCATTGGCTCCTTGCCATGCTGATTTAATCTTTAAATTTAAATCTGGTAATTCATCTTTCTTTGCTACTTCAGTAGAGTAATTAGGATTAAACATTGTTTCTTCTCTGAATTCTTTTTCTTCTCTCATTTGAGATCTAACAATCCTTAATGCTTCTGAGCAATCGTTTAATGTTACCTTAAATCCTTGTTTAGCAAGTACTTGTTGTAATCTACGTTTGCCTTCTTTAATGTAACCTCGTTTGTTGTTGAGGAAATCTACAATTTGTTTTACGTTCATTATTTATTTTTTAAAAGTTAAAAACTCGGCAAATATACAACTTTCGATTTAAGAAAGCAAGTATTTTACCGAGTTTTTTATAATGATTTATATTATATTAAATTCTTATAGGTTCAGCATCTTCTAATAAGAAATACATTGCTTCGTTACCCCAACCTTTACCTTGTGCAGGTTGTTCTTCAAATGTTACCCATAAAGTAGCACCATCTTCTTTATTATAAGTTAATGTTTTAGTTAATGCATCGTATTTAGTTTCATTACCTGCTACAATAGTTATTTTATCATCTACGAGAGAATTAAACACTATTGTTGCTGATGAACCATATACATAATCGTTAACTATACCATCGTATAATCTCCAACGTACTACGTGACCAGGATATTGTTTATTATAACTAGTAATCTTACCAGTAGGTCTAGTTACTTGTGTATCTATACCATCATAATAAACTTTAGCATCTGCAAGAATAGAACCATCTTCATTCATTGTAAATACAGCTTCAATAGAAGTATTACAAATTTTATTTAATGGTAATTGAGCTTTTGGAACTATTAAGAAAGTAGTTCTCATATCATATTTCAATTCGTCTTTAGTTTTACCCATTGCTGATAATATATCATATAATGCAATCTTAGGATAACTAACAATTGGTTTACTTAATGATGTTCTAGTTTTAATAAACTCTCTACGAACAACAGTAACTAAAGGATTTTCACCTAATGTTGGTTCTGGATTACCTTTTGTATCAGATGATAAACCTAAATCAATTACTTTATCAAAGATATAAGTACCATCTAATGTTTCAGTAATAGAACTATTAATACCTGTGTACCAATATGTATTACCAGTAAATGGGCCTATTTCAATTGTAGAAAAGAATTTATCTCTACCAAATATTACTTCATCTTCAGATTCTAGTTTAACTTCTACGTTTCTTGAATGTAATTCCCAATCAAGCATATTTAAAGCATATGTATCAAATGCACTTTTAGATTCTTCAATCTTAAATGTATCAATTACTTTTGGTACTGATTTCCCATTGATTCTAGTCATTTGAGTATAATCATGTACTCTTTCTTGTATTAATACCCTACTAGTTCTAGTAGATATAATACCATCAAATTTACCAAATGAATCTGGCAATCTTAAATTTCTTAGTGTTTTTTGTAAATTTTCCATTTTATATTATTGTTATTAAATAAATTACTCCTCCGATTACAACAATTACTGCTCCTTCTATAATAGCTACATATTTCCAAAACTTTTTCTTTGTTTCAATTCTATCGTTTACTTTTTGTAAACCTTCAACATCCTCATTTAGTTTTTTAATTTCGGATTTTTTAGCTGCTATAGTATCATTCTTAGCAAGTAATTCTTTATCGTATCCCTTTACTACTTTATTAAATGCTCTATCTGCACTATCTAAAGAGTAAGTAAGTTGTTCAAGAGTTAGGTTACAATCTACAACTTCTAAAAACATTTTGTCTAAATTAACTTCGTATAGTTCGTTATATTTAAAAACTTCCAGAACTTTTTCTTCTTGATTTTGATTCAAGAATATCCCAGTATCTCCTTGGAATACTATCCTTAGAATTGAGGAGGATTGTCCAAAGGCTATCACGCTCAACAGCATTAAGGTTAGGGATATTGTTAATTTCTTTAACTTTGTCATTGTTTGTTTTATTAATATTTTTTATTCTCTCACTTTTTCTTTCTTCGTATTTATCTACTGTCTTTTTACTATTATCTATTACCTCTTCAAATTTTTGCTTATCTGCTTCTAAATCTTGTGGTAATTCTACTATTGTAGATTTAATAGTGTGGACAATATAAATAACTGCTCCAATTATTAAAAGCCATTTAATTAATTGGTTTAAATCTAGTTTCCTATCCATCTTGTTATGTGTGTATTGTTATTTAAAGGTCTTATTTTTTTACTAGTAAATACGTCTCCTTCTCTAACTATTTCATTTGAGCTATCTGATGTATTACCTTCTGCAGCAATAAATGAATCTGTTCTCATAGACATAAGTAAACCAGTGTGACCTATTCCTTTATATCTACTTTTATCTTTTTTAAATTTAAGATATGTGTAAGATACTGCATCAGCCTTCATTGGTTTTTTTAAAAACTTACCATCTGTGTAGACAACATTCTTTTTATTGTACGATGTTGGAGACCAACCAGTTATACTTGTAGTTACTTCTGATAGATTATATATTAATCTAAGAACAAAAGCACACCAAGCGTTTCCAGTTTTCCATCCAGTGTTTCTCATAGCTTGTTCAAACTTTTTGTTTTTAAATCCTTTATTATTTGGTATTTCTTCTATACCATTAAATGATTCGGCTATTTGAACAGCTATTTCTCTTTTTAATTCAAGGGAATCTCTATACGACTTCCCGTTAAATGATACACTAGAATAAGAATTAATAGCATAGCAAAATATAATAAGGGAAACAATAATACTTTTAACCATGGTGGTATTTGTTTAAAATCTTCTTTTATTGATGAATCCTTAGAGTACCAATATCTAAATATTCCTCTAAAGTTAAAATTTATTGCTAAAGCACTTGCTCCATGAAATAACAATACAATAGCTGATGCTAAAAATGCTCTATGATACCATTCAGTAGAATAAAATTTATCATTAAAAAATGATTCTTGAAAAATACCATAAAGTACAAAAGTAATAAAACTTAACGGAATACTCCATATAAAATCCCAAAGCTTAAGCTTGTAGATCAGTTTCTTTAATAATTTCATCTCTTTCTAATTCTTTAATTTGTTTCTCTTTTAATTTGTTTTCTAATTTTTTACCTTTGGTTTCTAATCTATCTTTATAGATACCAAGAAAACCTCTAATAACTAATATAATTGTTAATATACAACCTAAGATTTTACCTATTCCATCTAAGTAATTAGCTGCTATAACAGCTGCAGCTCCTGCTGTAAATGAATCTAAAATCTGTAGTTTGTACGAATATAAAATTTCTGGAAGGCTCATTTTAATAATATTGGGATGTTTAATATTTGATTGATTTATTTTCATAATTGCGGAGGTAATTCTGTTAGTCCTTGAAACTCTGTAAAAGAGTCTCTAGCTATTCTACGAACATCATTTGCAAAAAAGTTTAAAAATGACATAATTGATTGATTATCCATTGGTAGTATGTAAACTCTACTGACTGCATTTAAACCATCTTCGGAATAAATAGTAAGTGTTATTTCTCTTGTTTGTAGATTTACACTAACTTCTGTTGGATAACCTATTGGATCTTGTAAATTTATTGTTTGTGTAGGATCGCTTGTACCTACTGTAACTACACCTTCTTTTTGGAATTTTAATAATATTGGATTCATTTTAATAATGTTTTCTAGTCATTGCATATACTGAGTTTGTAATAGTTGATTTTGTTGATGCTGCAACTGCTGATGATACTAATCGCCAAGAGTTACCTGTTGTTACAGAATTTGTTTCACCTACATAAAAAGCAGTAGATAAACCAAATGGTAATTCTGTTGGAAAATGTGGTGAGTAAGATTGATAAATTTGGGAAGTTATAATTGGAAGCCAATCATTAAATCCAAAATAACTTGTTGCTCTTGAGTTAGCTATGTTATCAATTGTGTTGTTCCAGTTAATTGATGCACCAGCATTTATTGATGTATAAGCATAACCAGTCAAATGATCTATAACATAATTACTCAAAGCACCAGTAAAATCCATACCAATAGGTCTACCATTAGCGTTACTATTAACACCTAATGAATTAGTAAATCTATTTTTGTTACCAAATGCATTATCAAACTTTAACTTAAACCAAAAGTTTGTTGTATCAGTATAATCTAAACATTGTATAACAGCAGGGTTTGTTGGATCTCCAGAGAAATTATAAAAACCATTTTGGTAAGCCCAACCAGTATCACCAGTTCTATAAGCTGTTCTTTGTGTTACATTTGGTCTTTGATATAAAATACCACTTGCAGTAGTTCCTTCTTGTTTAATATTTACGTATATATCACTCATTATAATGAAATTTTAGAACAATTTAAATTTATAAAACCTATAGAATCTACAGTAATTAACATATCGTCATATGCGTTTATTGTAGTACCTAATGTATAAGGACTACCGTTTCTTGTTATTGTAACTGTTAATGTATCTGGATTATCTACAGAATCTATTGTAAATTGATAAGGTAATATTAATGGAAAATCTTCTACATCTATAAAATTTAAAGATACGTTGAAATCTTTTAAATATTCATCTATATTATCTAATGCATTTGTTAATGTAGTTCCTGGTATAAAATCACTATTATTTGTAATATCATCTGTATCAGAAGGTATTGTTGGTTTATTTAATATAAACTCTGGTGAAAAAGCATCTGCAGCATTCCAATCTGATTGAATTTGATTTACAACAGGATTTAATGGATCTGAGTTATCAACAATATCACCAGTAACAGATTCTAATCCACCACCAGAAGAAGATACAGTTATCCAAGATAAATTACCTGAACCATCTGTAGCAAGTACTTCACCTAAAGAACCTGCTGTTGTAGGTAATCTTAAATTATAACTAGTAGTTACATTTATAGGACTTGATATACCTATATAGTTTGTATTATCAGCATCAAAAAATCTTAACTGAAGGTTGTCTTGTAGTCTTACAACATTACCAAAAATATTTAAACTTTCAGTGTTGAATTCTAAATTTACTAAATTATCAATTGTTAAATCAAAACCATCAGCATCATGTGTTCTATTAGCTGTAAAGGTTAAATTTGTATTAGCAAAGTTAGTATCTGTAAATCCTTCTGCTATAATAGTAATTGGATCTTCATCAGTTCCTGTACCACCTATTGTTACTCCATCTGTTACAACAGAAGAAATAAAAGGTAATGTATCACCTAATTCAGCAGTTAAAAACTCTTGTAGATCAGATAATGTAACACGTCTTCCTAAATCATCTAAAAGAGGATTAAGAATTATTTCAAAGTTAGGTTGGAGTTCCTCCTTCCAATAATCATATGCGGGGTAATAAACCTTATGTGCCATTATCTAAGTATTTTTTGAGTTATTACTATTAAATTACAAATTTCATCTTCTGTAAGACAACTACAATTATTATAATAATTTTCTATTTCTTCTATAAAGAAAGTAGACATTGAGAGGTTATTTTCCATTTTAGTACATTCAGCACCTATAGAAAGTTTTTTAATTAACTTTTTATAATAGTTCTTATGAATATACCAAAGATAACCTATATTATTTAAAAGAGTTGCGTCAGTCATTATTTTTTAATTATTACACTTTCACACTTAACTAAATCAACTGTTACACCAGATGTTATTCCTGCTCCTATTTCTATTTCTGTGTAAAAAGTATTTGTAGTTATATCTGATACAGATATAAAACCTTGAACTATAATATTGGAATTTGTATTTGTAGCAGCATTAACCATTTCTTCCCAATGTATAACATAATGTAACGAAGTTGTAGATACTCTACTTACTTCAATTGTAACTATTGTTAAACCTTGGTTTAATTTTTGAGAAGTTAATGTGTTATCATTTAATTGAATATTTACTACTTCATCAGCTGTAGAAGAAGCTTTTAAAACATATACAAATTTAGCACTATCACCATTTACAGATAAAGTATTAATTGGTACAGTTAAAAGTGATTCAGTTATATCACCGAGGAAACCAGTTGTTTTTTGTGTTATATATGGATCTGTTATAACAGATTGTAAAACATAAGCTTTACTTACATTTGTTAATGCTGTTGAAGCGGTAACTGTTGATTCATCATCAAAGTTAAATGTAAATACTAAATTAGAACCTACAATTGCAGTATCTATAGAAGCTATAGCAGGTGCATCTACACCATTAATACCGTTTGTACCATTGGTTCCATTAGTTCCATTTATACCGTTTATATAAGGTAATTCTATTTCTCCTGCGCACCCACATGGGTTATTTGAACATTGACACATATTTTTATTTATTTTTTAACAACCACAACCACATCCTTTTGCACACAATTTTTCTAATGTGTTTAATACAGATAGTGCTGTAGTTAAATCTATTGTTTTTGATGATGTATATAAAGCTTTTTCATACATCTTAAGTTTAGTTACTAATTGTAATAATTCTTTATTTTCTAAATCAGAAGCTAATTTAGTAACTTTACTTGATATACAACAAGCTACTTCAGGATATAACATTTTTTGTTTACATACAGTAAATGTATCAGTATCTGTTTTTAATGTAGATGTAATTAAATAATTCCCATCTCCTTGAAATACAAATGGTTCAAAATCAAAAAATCCAGTAACTGGATTATCTATTTGATCTAATACATCTGTTACAGTAGTTACAATGTTACCTTTAGAATCAGTATATTTTACAGTAATAGTAGCTTCTGTTAAATCACTCACTAATAAAGTAGCTGCATTATTCCATCCTGTAGGATTATTTACAGAATGATAAACACCTGTATTATCATGTACTATTATTTCGTAACCATCTGTAATTGGTTCTAAACAAAAATCAATTTTTTGTATAAATGACATATTTAAATTATTTTATAAAATAAAGGGGAGCGAACTCCCCCTTATTAGTGAGTAAATTAAAAAGATTAGAAACTATATGAAGCTCCAATAAAGTCACCTAATACGGTGAGAAAGTTCGATGCATTTGTTGCAGAGGTGTTATTAAACCATACACGAATTGTTTTCCAATTCAATGGTTCTGGGCCAACTGTAACAATTGTAGGATCTGCATATGTAATAGTTACACATCCATATTGTCCACCTGTTTCTGCATAAAGATTTGGTGAATACAAATGATCCTTACGGTATCTGTTACCCATTGAAATATCTGTAAATAGATCTTCAGTAGCAACTTGCTCATAAGTACCTGAACCAAAATTAGCAGCTTGCGCAGATGAAACTGCGGCTGTACCAAAATTAGTTAGACTAGTTTCCCAGATAGCTTTTCTGTATTCAATTTTCTTACGAAGATTAAATGTACGAGCTACACCGTTTAACTTAATACCTACAGAAGATGCAGCAGCGTTAGCAGCTGAAATCATTTCAGTAGTAGTACCAAGTAAGCTAATATCAGCCAAAAGAGGACGATCTAAAGTAAGAATACCTCCACCAGTACCAACAGTTGAAGCTACAACTTTGTAAACTGGATCAGTAACAGCAGTACCAACACGGAAGTAATCTCCTGCAGCAATAGCTGTTACAGAAGCGTTAGCTGCAACGTCAGTAATTGTTACATATACTGAACCACGATAACCTACTACGGTATCAGCAGCAGCACCTACAGCAGTACCTGCGTTAGATAAAACTACATTCGCTTGAACGTCATTTTCAAAAAGTTTACGTGCTTGAGCATTTAGGTTTTTAACGATACCGTCTGCTACTTCCAACTTAGTTGTAGTTGCATCTGATACATAAGAACCATGAAGAATACGTTGAGCAGGAAACTCCTGAGAACGATCACCTGCGGTAAAAGTCATACGAATAATATAGTTATTACTATTGATAGCTTCAAGATCTCCTGATGTACCATTATAACCAATATATGTAATTTGCTCAGTTGGAGCTACATATGCTTTAGTTTTAATAGACTTAACCGCTGAGCGTGGTATAATATCTGATCTACGATTGCTTCCACCTTGATGGATTACAATAGCGTCAAAAGTATCAGCATCAGTAGTAAGAATCTTGTTAAACTTATTAGCAATACCAATTTCACCAGCAAGCAAATTTTCAGCACGAGTTGCTGAAGTTGCATTGATGTTTTTTCCAATCAAAGATTGGGTAATGTTTCTTTGTGTTAACATTTTTTGTTTTTAAATTAAAAATTAAACTTATTTATTATTTATTTGTACAAAGCTACCTAATCTTCTTTCTTCAGAAGTTTCAAGAGCTAATTTAATAGCTTCATCTACTATTCTTCTGTGAGCAGATTCATGTAACTCGCAATCTATATTATTCGATGTATTTACCGAATCTACAACTATTTGATTAGGTTTTTTGATATAACGAACATGATATTCAGTGATTGTATAATTATCACCTTTAATTAATTCATGTCTGTTTCTACCATTTACAGTAGTTAGATCTAATCTCCATATTCTTCTACTGTTTGGTTTTTTAAATGGATTATAAGCATTTGCATTGTATTCATCATGTGTAATTGGTTCTACATCTTTTCTAATTCTACATGCATCGTTTGTTATAGCCCATTCTGCGATAGTTAACCAGTGGTCTGATGGTAAATCATATATTACTGAATTATCATCGATTTTACCTAGCTGATTTGTAGACACAGAAGTCTTAATTGTACCACTATTATTCACAGAAGGTTGTACTAAATTAGAGAAATACTTTTTAGTTTTTTCAGTTTCTTCAAAAGATTCTCTATATTTATTATCAGGATTAATATATGATAATATAAAATTCTCTTGTGCTTTAGTTAAAAAATAACTAATTTCACTGTCTTCGTACCCAGGAGCTTCAAGATTGGCTACTTTATCATAGCCAATCAAGAATTCCTTTTTCATTTCGATAGATGTCATTATTTAATTTTCTCTTTTAACATGATGTATCTTTCACTATTTTCTTTATTTTTCAAATAAGCTACGAGTTCATCGTAGGTGAATGATTCATCAATGAGATCAATAAATTGATATTTTGCTTTTCCGATCTTTGTGATATATCCCTTATCAATAGCTTCGGTTATGTCTGCTTTATAATCAAAATCTTTATCAGTTACTATTGATAAAAACTTTGCAGGATTAGTTTCTATAATCTTGTTTATTTCAGATTTTAAAAACTCTTTAGTTGTTTTTGCAGGTAGTTTAACTAATGATTTAGTTTCTGCTAGGTATATTTTAATTACACCTTTCATTTTAGATTCTTTATCGTCAATTTTACCAAATTGAATATAACAATCTTTTAATACATCTGCTTTTTTACTACCTTGATTAATCTCGTAAGATTCATCTACAATAGCAAATTTATAAGTTCCTTTGTCAAATCTAGCGTCCCAAGATGGTGCAATCAAATCTTTATTAGATTTTAACACTAAAAATTTAATATAATCATAAGGATTATTTAAATCAAGTGTCATACCATCTTTAGTGATTTTAACTCTAGTTATTTTTTCTGTTTTCCAAAAGTTTTTTTCTTTTCTATTAGGACTAAGTGCGTTTTTCTCAACACCAAGTTCACTAATTAACCAATCTATTTTGGATTCATCTGCAGGCTCTAGTACATTTACTAATCCACCAGAAGATGTTTGGGGAACTGAGTATGTTGCCCCAGTTCCCGTAAACATTATTAATCCATCATGACTTTTTGAAATTTGTTCCAACCAGCTTCCTTTTCTTACAATAGGAATAACTTTAACTTTTTTATCTTCCATTTTTTCTCCTTTTTAAAAATTAAATTAATATACTACACCTACTTCAGCAAGTACTGCAGGTCTAAATGAAGCAGTTCTAGTAGGATCTGTAATCTTACTACCAAATGTTTCCATTCGGTGAATAGAATAACCATCTACTGGATTAGCTGCTAGTGCGAATCCTCCTTGCAACGTTGGTGCAAAAGGATTAGAACGTAAACCTGGAACAAGAGCACGAATATCGCCATTTGTACGAGATTTAACTTTTTGGATATTTGGCCCACCATTTGATGTACCCATATCAAGAATGTAATAAACACGAGATTCTGCTAAACCACCATTAGGGTGAAGAATTTTATTACGAACAGGATCATCGTTCATTGGCTCATGTTGCAAAGATACATCAATACCTTGTGGGCCTTTGAATGATAAAAACTGACCTCTAAATTCAAGAGTATTTTCACCAAGCCATTCAACTCTTTGTTGAACCATCAATGGTGTGTAATATGCAGTATAATCTTCCAATGCACGTGAGAAATCTACCATTCCCCATTCACCTGTACGTAAAGTAAATTTACGTTCGTCTTTAGTGAGTTTATTAACACTCATATCAAGCATCATTTCTGTCAACCACTCGATATCAAACTCATTGAAGAATGCTACGTTAGTAGAATCCATTTGTTGTTTAATACCTGCACCTTGACGAATTTCATAACCTGATTTACCACGTTGCAAATAAAGACCATCGCTAGTTTTATTTGAAGTAGCAAACATCAAAGCACGAGAAATAGATTCACGGAATTGTGATTCAAACTCGTAATCTGCGTATTGCATCCATGTAGTATAAGTTTTACCTTTTACTTTCCATGAGAATGATACTGGTTTAGCAATCATGTTACCAGGACGAGTATCTTCCATACGAACCATAGAGAATGCATTAATCATACTAAATGGAGAAGTATAATTTACAGTTCCACCCTTAGATGAAAGTGTACGTTCTACTGGGTTCCATTCTTTAGAGAAACGCTTACCATAGATAAGTTCATCATAAGGAATAAACAAATCAGGATCGTTTGTAAACAATTCACATTCATAGTGAATCTCAGAGCCTACAAACAATGGTTCTGCTAAAATACGTACTGGATAACGTTCATTTTTTTCACCAACAATCATATCTGTATCAGAAAAATAATTTTCTGCAAATACAAGTGTGAAACGTGAACCACCAATACCTGGTTTATCAGTTGCTGTTACAGCTGTACCGTTAATTTCTGCTCTAATAAGTGGTACGTTCTTACGTGAGTTACCTTGAAGCATCCAACGAAAATCTTCGTCAGAATCCAAAGTTAATACTGGAAATTGAGATAGATAAGTATCTAAGTCCATTCCATTGTTAATCTGGTGAATAAGTGTCACTAGATCACTAGCCTTTTGTACATCAATAGCAAAGATGTTGTACAAGTGATTGTCGGTTGTTAAACCAGACCAATCTGTAGGAGTTGTTTCTTGTAATGCGTTAAATGACATTTTTATTTATTTTAAAAGTTTTAAATTTTCATTGTAGGAATACTTCCAAATGATTGAAGTATTTCTTTAGCTTTATCTCCAGGAGTAGATTTATTAGTACTCTTATTGAAGAAATCAGAAGATTGAATAGAATTAGTTAATTCTTCAACTGATTTTCTTTTACCTGCATTTAGTAGTTTATCAAACTTACCATCAAATACACCTAGTTCATCTAATAAATTAAGTGTAATTTCAAATTGAATTGGGTCTTTCATTCGTTTTAAACCAACGTGTGAGATAGGTACACCATTTTCAACTTTTGCAGGAGTAGTAATTTTCTGATAAATTTTTTCTTTCATTTTATCAGTTACTTCCATACCTGGAATAAATTCTTTTGTTTCAAATACTCTTTTCTTTAAGTTAGATAAATCCTCTTCGTATTTTTTAACTTGATTTTCTTTTTCAGCTTTAGCTCTTTCAACTTTAGCTTCTTCTTCTTTTGATCTACGTTCTTTGAGTTTATCTAAAAAGTTAATTGCCTTTGATTTTAATTTATCTTGATCTTTAAGATATTCTATTTGATCTTCAATATCATCATCACTTAATCCTGTTTCTTTCAAGTACAATGTTACTATGTTTTCTTGAATAGCTTCATCGACACTAAGTGAATCAACTGATACCTTTTCTAATTCAAACGCCTTTTGCGTTAATTCCATTGCTTCTTCTTCATTTAATCCTTTATTTAGCAATGTGATATATTTCTGAGCTTCTGGTGTATATCCTGATAATTTAGATTCAGCAATCTTATTTGCATAATTTGCTACTTTATCTACTAAAGTATCGATAGTGCCATCGTAATCAGTTAAATCTTCTTCTGAAAAAAAGCCTTCCTCTTGAAGGACTTTTGCGAAAAGATGTAAAGGAGAATTATTATCGGAAGAAGAACCATCGTTTCCTAAATCATCAGGAGGAAGGTTATTATTATCTTCATTATCATTATCAAGATTTACATCTTGAATATTATCGTCTTGATTATTGTCATTATTTGAATCATTATTGTTGTTCAATGCTGATTCCAAAATGTTAAAATCTAAGTCTTTTAATGCGTTATTTTCCATTTTTTTACAAATTTAATGTTATTATATTTAATAAGTCAACTAAAACCTAATATATTTTGTTATAATTATTTAAAACTAATCGATTATTTTGAACTAGATTTTTTAATCTTTTGAACAGAAATCTGTTTTTCTTTGAGTTCTTTATCTTGTTCTAGTTTTTTATAACTTAATTCCTTATCGTCTTTTAACTTATTTCTCTTTAGTGCAAGTTCTTCTTCTTGTTTTTGTTTTTTAAGTTCAAATTCTTTCAACTTTAAATTTACTTCATCCATATTAACTTCATCTGAAGATAATTGTTTTTCAAGTAATTTAGTTGCTCTATCTTCTTCTGCTTGTATTCTTATAGCTAAAATGTCATGCATTTGTTCATCTTCTCTCTTATCTATTTCATACTGTCTTGCTTCATTTTGAGCTTGAATATTAGCATCAGTTATTTCTTTTTCATGTTGACGATTAGCCTCAGCCTCTTTTTCAACTTGTAATTGTTTCTTTTCTTCAGCAGTTTCAATGATTTTAGTCATATCGTATATACTATTAGAATGTAACAATTGAATTAATTCTTTAAATCCAATCATTTGGTTCTGCATAGCAGCGTGAGCTAATTGTTTAACAGATTGTTCAAATTCAATATACTTATTTGATGTAGTTAAGAATATATCAAAATCACTTGAATTTAATTCAGATACATCTACTTTAGATGTTTTAACTGATAAATCATCGAGTATATAGTTCAAACGTAAATCTGTTTCGTTTCTTAAACAATATTTAGCTGTTTCTAAAAGTGTAGATAAAACTTTAAGTTTTACATATTCATGTAGACCAAACCATGATTCTGTAATATGTGAAGATTGTGTTACAGATCTTTCTACGTTACCTACTGATTCTCTAGTTTCAATTTGCCCTTGTCTTTGTTCAGTTACACCTGATATATTACCAACTTGTCTTTCTATATATTGTAACATAGAAATATTAGATTGGATATAATCACCTACAGATTTGGTTTCCATAACTCTACCACCAAATGTATTATTTAAACTTCCTGCAATTTGTCCTCGAGCAGGGCCTTTTTTAATTTCACTAGTTGGATCTACGAATGCGTAACCTAATACTTCTGCATATTGTAACCATTTTTCTGGTTCCCATCCATCAGGTATAACGGATGTATTTATTTCAAATATAGGGAATTTAAATCTAGCAAAACCTAATTCTGCACGATACATAAATATGTTGAACAGATATTGATATGGTTTCATTTGATCGTATAGAGATCTAGCTCTATTATCATTTACATTGTAAGCTGCACCAACGTAACCACTTTTACACAATGATGGATTATTCATATTTCTAAATTGTACTGGTTTAGGTTGTATTCTAACAAATATATTATCTGCTATTTTAATACCTTCCCAATATTCATTAATCCATAACCATGTTACTTTTTCTCCAACACTTTGATCTACTGGGTAACGTTCATCAACAAATTTAACTTGTTCTTGACCAAATTCATCTAAACTAGTTAATTTACCAACTTTACGTTTTGATTTCCATGTTAATCTCTGAACAAGAATGTTGCCATTAGAGTCAAAAGGATGAAACATAGTTGTGTGTATATTATCAAATACAGGTATATCTATTGGTGTTCCACTGAAAAAATCTGCTTTCAATGTAGGATGAAAGTTTCTATAATTAACTATTTCATTTTTAGGATTACCAGATGATCCTCCACCAAATGTTTTTTTTATGTTATCTTCAAGTTCTTTAATTTCAGTATCTTTTAATTCTTCGTGAAATTCATCAATTATTTGACCAAATGAATAATAACCTACTTCTAATATTAAATCTGCTTCATCTATAAAATTGCTTACACCATTACCATATACAAATATATTTAATGGGTTACATTTTACAACTTTAGGTTGACCAGATACAATATCTATTCTGTAATATTCTTCACCTGCAATAAGAGCATCCTCAAATCCTCTATTAAATTTATATTTCAAATCTTGTTCTTGATAATAATAATTTAATAGTGAAGATGCCATTTTTGACAATGAATCTTGATAATCATATTTGTAATAGTTTTGAATAGATGATAACTTTGCTTTTATTGTAGCTTCATTTGTGTTACCTTTTTCCATTTCTTCTTTAATAGTAGATTCAAGCATTCCTTGAATATCTTCCATTAATTTACTTTCTTTCTTAGATATAACACCTGGATTTGTTGAAACAACTCTCCATTCAAATCTACGCTTTTGTTCTTCTCCTAATAGTAATTTAATTTTAGGGTTACACAATGGGTAATTTTGCATAGTTGCAGGAAATGTATTCATATCAAACCCTAAAGGTGAGCATACACTTTCTACATCTTTTAAATCAATTACATCATTGTATAGATCATAATTCTTCTTTTTATTATAATATGTTTGTCTAATTCTTGAATCAGACGTTAACGTTAATTGTATTCCACCTTCTACACATTCTTTACCCCATTTAGAAGTTTTTTGACTAAAAGGTAATTTTTGTCCTGGAAATATTTTCGATACTTGTTCCATTTATTCTATCATTTAAAAATTTTTTATATTTATCTGAGTTATTTTCTATAGGTTTTTCTAAATCTATATTTATTTTTAATTTATCTTCTAATGCAATTAATGCCATTCCCATTGCTGATATTCTGTCGAAGTTACCATCTGGGTTCCATGTTATTAATTCTTCTAAAAAAGCAGGTGTTTTAATATGGCTGAGGTTAGCTAATTCTGGATTACTAAACATAGGTTCCATTAACCATTGTTTAATTAGATTTCTAGCCCATTGATTTACCTGCAACGAAGCAGGTGTACCTACAGCTTTATTTCCTGTTAATCTTGATTTAGAGATAATACTTTGTTCTTTTAATATTTTGGGTGTATCAATTAATAAATAAGTAGAATTAGTGTTTTCAAAATACTGCCATAAACCTTTTTTAGCATTTTCGTAATTGCATTTAGCATTATAAAATATTAGTAATCTTCTTAGATTTTCCCAATATTCTTTAGCTGTTTCGTGCCTAGCTGTGTATTCTGCTACTATTCTTCTTGTTAATTTATTAATTATAAAAGCTGATTGTAAAGAACCTTTTAAATCATCATCGTCTACTGGGTCGCAACCTGCTATATATATACCTGAAGGTATTTCTCCATGTACATTATATACTGGTCTTTCAAATATTTCTACGCAACCTTGAGAGAATGATGTTACTTTATGAGGGTGAGTTCTAATAGGTTTATCTTCTGTTCTTTTAAATGTGTATTCTCCTTTTTCATTTATTACAACAAAACCCTTTTCTGTTTCATCTAATTCTTTACGATCTGCTTCTAATTCACTTAATCTATTTTTTAGATCTATTGTTGGGAAAAATATACCTTCTATTGTTAAAAACATATGTGATGGTAATCTTGGATTATTAATTAATTCCATTGCTTGTTTAAGCTTATCACCTTTTGTTTTTTCAAATTCGTTATTTAAGAATTTCTCTGCTTTTTCCCAATTTGTTACTAATAATTCTCCTTCTTTAAATTGATTTAAACCTAAGTGTTTAGGTATAAAATAACCAATTTTACCTTTGTGTTCATATACATCGTCAAATTCTAAACAGTTATATGTAGCAGGACTATTAAATATTGTTTTAGTATAATTTAATGCTACACCTTTTGATAAACCGCCTGTACCAAACATATAGATAGAACCAAACTGTCTACCAGACTGAGATACAGATTCTTTTAATGCACCTAGTGTTTCTTCGATATTATCCATGAAACCAACCTCTTCTATTAGAACAAGTGATGCACGTAAACCGTTACCTGCTAATGGATTATCTTTAAATGTAACATGGTGTATTTTACTTTTTACTTTATCATCTTCTAAAGATCTATAAGTTTTACCAGGTTGTAAAGAACCTTCTGTTTGAACCATAAAAGGTGATTCATAAGTTACACCTCTGTATTCAACTTTTCCTGGTAAATTATCAAAACCTAATTTGAATTTAGATAATAAATCAGAAGAATACTTAGTGTGTATAGCACCTATAAGTGTATCAGAAGTTAGATATTGTTTACTTTGTTTAGCTTCAAGATATAAATCATAATCATATGCACCATCAAATAAGAAGTTATGTGCTATCATATTAGCTGCCCAATAAGATTTACCACCTTCTCGACATTCTAAGTCTATAACGTTTTTAGCTTCATTTTGGAATAATGGTTTACCATAGTTACTTTTATGTTGTCTAGCTAAATAAGTTCTAGGATGTTCATATGTTTTATTTAAATCTTCTTCTCTTATGTATCCACTTCTAATATACGTATCTAATAATTTATCTTCTTCTAATTTCTTCTTAGATGAATATGTTAATAATTCATTACAAGTAACTTCAGGATCGTCTGCAAAACCACTAAATCCTCTTGCTTCAACTGCTATTCTTCCTTTATCCCATTCTAAATCTCTGCATAGAGGTCTACCTAGTTTTTTACCTGCGTTACCTTTACCACCTAATAGTATATGAAATACATTTACGTAAAAATATAATACACCTGGCATCCACCAACCATCTATCCATTTACCTTCTATAGAGTTTCTTTTTTGTTCTTTATAATAAGATATTCTCTCAAAGTGTTGAGATATAGGATTGAATACTGGATATTCATCTATTATAAATTCTTTAGTATTAGGAGGAACTATTATCATATATTATTTATATTTTTCAAATAACCAAGCATCTTTTACTTCTTGGTAAGATTCAGTAGTATCTACAATACTTCCTGTTTTTAATGTTATTTGTGTTTTATTTTCATCTATAAGCATAATAGATTCAATATCTAAAATATCTAAACAAATTTTAGAATCGTGTTTTTCTGGTTCAATACCCATTCGTTCGGCTTCTTCCATTTCTGTAATCAACATTACTGTTGTACCAAACTCATACATTGTTTCTTTTACTTTTTTCATATTATATATCTGTTACAAATTTTCTATTTGATTTATCGTCATCATCATTTTCTAATTCTAATGATTCAGCAATTATCTTATATGTTTGAAATAACTTAGGATAGTTAGCTAACATTGTATCTAATTCTTTTGCTGTATCTATAGAAAATGGTGTATTTGCTATAAATTCATCACGTTCTTTCATTTTTAACTCCCAATTAGCCATTGATCTCATAGCTTGAGATAATGCAAATTTTTTATATGCTTCCATTAAAGTATAGATCTTTGGGTTATCCCAATCAAATTTATTATCTTTAATAAAATGTTTTGCTAATTGTTCTTTTTTTTCATCTATAGGAATATTCCTAAATTGATTATGTTTAGATTTATCTAAAAGTAAAGCGATAGCCCACATTACTTGTGAGCTATCATTTTTACTTCTTGATTTATCGTTTTTATAATAATCTTTGAATGTATCATATAATTTAAACTGAGGGTTCATTTCCCAAAAGTTTACATCTGTATCAAAGTTATTTAAAATATTCATGTTATTCGTATTTTTTATCTACCATTTCCATAGGTTTACCAGCAAGTATAGCTTTTTCACCTGATGATAATTCATTACTTACAATTGCTTCTGTAGTAAGTAATAATGATGTTATACTAACTGCATTTTCAAGAGCTGTTACCAACACCATTGTAGGATCTATTACTCCAGATTCTATTAAGTTACACCATTCATCAGTTCTAAAGTTATATCCAATATTCGGATCATTAGTGTTTTTGAATGTATCTATAATTAAATCTGCTGATAAACCACTATTAATAGCTATCTGTCTAGTAGGATAGGATAATACTTTTGACAATATTTTATATCCATTATCGTAATCAGGGTTAATTACTTTCAATGCTTCTAAGAAAGAAAATCCACCACCTTTTGATATTCCTAGTTTATAAGCTGATTGACAAGCTTTAACTGCATCATCTACTCTATCTACTCGTTCTTTAATTTCTACTTCTGTAGATCCACCAGTATTAATAGATGCTATTTTACCACTTAATATACCTACTCGTTCATCAAATTTAGCTTTAACTAAATTACCTTCTTGTAGTTCTTTATGTGATAATATTTGAGTGATACGTTTGTTAATTGCTTCTTTTCTTGAATCATCTACTATGAATGTAGTATTGTTTCTATCAATTATAATCTCAGTACATGTACCTAAATGCTTACTAGGATCTAAAAGATGAAAAGGATTACCTGTAGCATTACCTGCTAATTTAGCTCCTGTTACAACTGCTATATCCTCAAGTAATTCTCTACGGTTATTGCTCATACCTGGTGCATTAATTACACATGTTTTAATAGCACCTTTAGCTAGATTAGCCATTAATAAACCAGAAGCTTCACCAACCATTTCTTCAGTAATGAATACAATAGGTCTTCCTTCTTTATATGCATATTGTACAAATCGTTCAATTGCTGCATAAGATGCTATCTTTTCAATACTTACTAATATCAATGGGTTTTCAAATACACATAATTGTTTATCTGGTACATTAGTAAAATACCAATTTGAATAACCACAATCATATTTAATACCATCAATCATCTCGTAGCCAGTGTATGATGGATCTACTTTCTTATGAGATTTAATGTTAATAAATCCATCTTTACCAACTTTAAATACTACTTCACTAACTATTTTAGATATTTCTTCATCACCGTTAGATGATATTAAAGCAATATTATATAAGTCTTCTTGAGTATTAACTGGTGTAGAATTAGATTTAAGAATTTCAATTACTTGCTTAGATGCATTAATTATATTTCTTTGTAATTCTACAGAGTTAGTATTAAAACCATCAATCTCTTTTAATCCTTCATTATAGATAGCTTGCGCTAATACTATACTTGTAGTAGTACCATCTCCTTCTGTTTCTACTGTTTTCTTAGCAATATCCTTAAGATATTGTGCAGCTATATTTTCTATTCTATCAGAAAGATAAATAGAATCAGCTACAGTAACACCATCTTTTGTAATATGCGGAGTAATATAGTTTTTATCAATAATTACATTTCTACCTTTAGGGCCTAATGTAACTTTTACTGTATCAGCAAGTTTATTTACTCCTACCTTTAATTTCTTTCTTGCTTCTTCTCCAAAGGTTATTTCTTTATACATATATTATTTTAATGTTGTTATAATTGCTCTATCAGGAATTGCTTGATAAACTATATTATCATAAATTACAGGATAAAAGGAACTAGCCATAGCAGGATTAATAGTAATTGTTTTTCCTTCTACTGCTCGTTTACAATCGTCACCTGCAGCAAGAACTACAAATTGATTATTAAACATTTGCTTTTCTTTCAATGTATCTTCTGAAGTAATGCCAATAAGTTCATCTTCTTCTGAATCATCTTCTGTTTTCTGATAAATTACAAAGTAATCACCATAGAATGTTTCTGTTTTATCAAACCACAATTTTTTAGCTTCCTCGAACGTTTTAGTGTTCTTTAATTCAATCATTTTACTCATTTTCTTTATTATTTTTTATTAATGTTTTACCTTTTGTTTTACCAATCCATATTGGTTTACCTTGTATTAGAACCACTTCTTGTTTATCATTCATTAATGGAATTAACTCTGATGATACATGTTCTAGTGTTCTTCTTTTCTTCTTTAACTTTTCTAAGTGTTTAATTACACTTCTACGAATCTTGTATTCTTCAAAAGTTTCATCATCTAATCTACTATTGGAGTATGAACTATATATTTCAATAGTTTCTACTTGTTTAGTAGTTTTGTTCATTCTTTCAAGCTTTATCTTTTCCATTCTTTTTAATTTTCTCTTTTGGTAATTTTTCTAACAATCTTTTATGTTTATAAGGATTAATTGTAAATTTACCTATATATGGTAATTGAACTATAGGAAAGCTACTTAAATCTTCAGGATTAGCATTATCTGCTAGATCTTTAATAATTCTATAGTAGCTATCAAATACTTCTCTTACTATTTCTTTATCTGTAAATGTATCTAATGATACTACATGTATAATTTTTTCTAAATCTTTATTGTTCATTATTAAAGGTAATTAGAACTGAATCTTTTTGCACTAACTGTAGATAAGAATCCTTTATTCTTCCACCTACAATAATTTCTTTCTTTCTCAAAGACGATATTAAGTTATTAAAGTTATATTCAGATATATCCAATTCTTCTCTAATTTTTACTTTAATATCGTAATCTATTAGAACATTGTAATTAAGGTTCAGTTGATATTTAACTAATTTCCTTAATACTTCTTTCTCCATGTTTCTTAGTTTTTTAAACATACAACTAAGTTCAATCATGAAAGATATTCTATCTTCTAATTCATAAGGTAAGTTAATCTTCAACATAATCTTTTGTAATTTTACTTTTTGGAAAACCTAAATCTAACAATGAATCATATCCATCTTCTGAAGTAGCAATTGCTAAGAACTTAATCTTTAAATCTTTAATCTCAAAGTAAGAAGTAAACATATTTGTTATATCTACATACTCACCTGCTAGATCTAATAGACCTAAAATCTTATAATTACTATTTGAGTTGTGTGATTTATAATCATCTAAAATCACATCTATAATATCATTTTTCATACTAGATTTATTTAACTTTGCAAATATAATAAAACTTCTTATACGTTGTCAAGTATTTTTTGATAAAAAATATAACAGCTTTTGTTATAAAATAATTGCAAAAAAACTTGACTTTTAAAAATCACCCTATTATATTTTATTAATTATAAGATATTTATTATATAATATATATTATATATACTATTATAGTATTTTTCTTTTATTTCTTTTGGTTACTTTTCTTTTTTTCTTTTGGATTGTTTAACGCATTTTAAAGCCTTAATTTTTAATTCACAATTTATAGGTTGATGAATTATCACCGAACAGGAGATCTTTTAAAAATACCCCCTTAAAATCGTTTTTAATATAATATAGCCTACTTTTAATCGAGTAGGTTTTTTGTTGGTATTATTTTTTTTATATTTTTTTAGAATTTTTTTTGAGAGTACGTTAGTTTTAAGGTGCGTAGGATACTACCCCCACTCAAAACTGGCTGCGGGGAGTCCCGCGGCGTTGAATAATTGTTTAATTTGTAAAAATAAGTATTATGAAAGAGCTTATCAAAAATTCTGAAATCAAAAGCAAATTTGCTGACAAATTGTTGACTCACAATGTATTTCTTGCTGAGAAGCAAGATTACACCAACAAAGAAGGTGAGAAACGTGTTCACTTAGTCTTCGCACAAGGTGTTAAAAATAACCTTGAGGTATTTGGTTACAACCTCAAAGGTAACATTCGTAGATTTGTTGCTTGGTCAGTACCATTGGAGTTTGCTAACAAATTCACTGTAGGTGAAACATATTCTCAATTCCATTTGAGATTGCAACAGGTTGCTTGTAATCCAGCAAGTCCAGCTAGTTTCATGTTGAACCAGAACAATGAACTACGTGAACCATTATTGGTTAATGACACTTATCGCAAAGATGAAAAAGGTAATCCAATTTACCAGAACATCGTTTGGATTGATAAACGTGTTGATGCTAATGTTGAGGATACTCGTATCACAACGTATCAACCAATGTCAAAAACTGAGTTTGAAACCTACAAGGCTAACATCGGCAAAAAAGTCACTGTTACAGAAGGTCAGAAAGCTGAGCTAGTATCATAAACTAGTATAATTAACGTACACGAGATAGCAATAATCGTTATCTTGTGTGCGTTTCTTACATCATATCTGTTCAAATACTATCAAATTTTAACAAATACTATGAATTATGCATAAAATTCAAATAGAAAAATGCACCAATTATAAAATTGATTGGAATAAAAATCAATATGTGCAACATATAGATAAACCAGATCTTATTGTTAATTATCTAGGAGAACATGATGATATGTGGTTTAAAGGTTATGTACATCCTTGTGATTTATATCCTTTAGGAAAATGTTCTAAATTTTATAAACCTGAATTTAAACGATTCACTGGTAAAGCAACATTAATCATTGAAAATACATAACACTATGATTATCAACATAGAAGAAAAAAAAGAAAAAACATACAAACCAGGAGATTGGTTCTTGTATGATAATAAACAGCTATATGTTTTAACTGAAACAGGTAACAAAAGTGTAACATTAATAGGAGTTACTAAAAATCACGCTCATCAAAGTTTTGCATCAAAAGAAGTAAATGACATAAATAATATCATTAAAAGTGAATTAGATTGTTTATCCCTTTATACTGATAAATCAAAATGGGAACATGTAGATGTAACAATTAATGTTGCAAGAAGCCATTCAATATTATAAAAAACTCAAATAACTTTGCAAGTTGTTGAGCACACCTAGTTCTTTGAATAATGTGAAGCGCATGAGATAATATCAATAGTGGTAAGCAACAAAGTGTTCAAAGTTTAAGGTGTAAAACACAATGGACTCCTACTGGATCGATGGGTGATACCAAAGATTTACAGGAAAAAAGAGGGTTAGTTGAACATAATTTAATCATACGATGAGTATGAATTATGGAATACGAATCTACTAAGGTGGGATCTTAGTACCCAATGAAGGTAATCAGACCTTTGATGTCAAGTAAAACCATCCTTGATTAGCTATAAACAAAACAATAACAATAACTAAAAGCCTCTGATATACAGGTAGTATATTAAACAAAATGGAAAGAATTGTAAAAGTTTTTTTGGTAAATAAGTTAAGTCTTGATACTTGTTTACAAGATCCTACTGAAGAACAGTTTTTAGATTATGTTGAAAAACTAGAAAGCTGGGATTGGATTTTTGTATCAACAGCAACAGGAGAAGTATTTCATTTACGTGACTATATTTTAAATATGGTAGAATAATAATCTTTTAGTTACCCAATACCCAGTAATGGTGAGGGTGACTTAATTAATTAAAAGTGCAATTAATGGTAGGCATACTATTAATGGAATTGACAGAAATATAGGGTTCTACAGAAAGACCTATATTGTATAACAAAGCTATGGTGGCTAAATAGAACTACAAATGTGTTTTATTTATTCTCGTGAGAGATTTTGTTAGTAGAATAGAAAATAATACAAATGGATTTTGTGTAATTCAACATGGACGTAGATAAGCTAAGCTGAAGCTACAATAATAGGTGTGATAATAATGCCTGATCCTAAATATATTTGAGACTAAAAAGACTCTCAGTTACAATGTAATAGTAATATTAATATTATGAGTAAACTTACCAAGTATATATTATGTGTTGTCTTATCTAAGGTAGTGATACCAAAAACTATTCTTACAGGTAATCCATAATCCTGTATTCCAAGCACTTTTAATTAATTATAATGTAATGCATCATAACTCACTTCCCAAGGGTGAGCAGTTGTAATAGAATAGTAAGTCCATTAATTTGGTGATACACCAGTAGTTAAGAAACTATGTAACTATTACAACTAAGTGCAGAGGGTATTAAATAACAATAATCAAAACTAATAATAATGAGAAAAGTAGAAATTGTAAAAGTAACTAAAATTAAACTTCCTGATTGGAGTAAAAAAAATTGGGTGCAAAATTTTGAAGATCGAACAGCAATTATTGCAACAACTGGTGAACATAAAGATAATGGATTTTCTGGTTATTGTTTACCTTGTGAAGCTTATCCAAAAGGTGAATTTTTTAATAATTGGCCTAAAAAAAAATTCATATTATTAGAAGATGATATTCCATTTGTAATTAGTAACAAAGAAAAATAAAATAACATTGTAAATTACAAAGAAATATAGACTCGATAAGGGAGATACATAAGAAACCATGTTGTGATTTAGTAGAAATGTTTGAAATATAACTATGCTAAAAGAGACTGAACTTATCTAATTTACAATAAAAATATAGGTTTGATATTTACCTATGTGTTATGGTAGAAGATTTGTATAATGTGAGAAATCCTATATACAACTTAAAGAAGTTACCTAATTCACATAAAAAGTTGTAGTAATAGTGTAAACATGGATAAGTGTTTAAGTTTAAAAGACTCCATCTACTACTAGAAATTGTGTTGTTTCTACTTGAGAAATAGAAATATCTTAAACCATACGTTGCAACCGTAGCAAGACCAAATAAAGGTGAGAATCTTGTGCAAATGGGTAACGTAGCCGAAGCTGTTGAAAAACAGGTTACAGAGTCTGTAGGCGAGACCTTTACAACACAAATATCATTCTCAAATATAATGTTTATAGAGGCCCGTGTCAAAGCTCGGTGTATATGGTGTAGCAGAAGCACACTATAAGCATTATATAATGTTTTGTAAGAAGCGTTTAAGTTTGAAACAAGACTATAATACTACCACAGACTGAAATGTATTATATGAGATTACAAAACATTAAAATATTCTATACCAATAATATACCTTAATATTAATCAAGTATTTGGTAGAAGATATGAATTATTAATAATTTAATTAGAAATGACAAAAGATAAAATAAAATATTTTATTAATTTAAATGGTAATAAGATTTATTTTTCTACTGTTTCACTATCTGAGGTTAATAATCTTAAACCAAAATTTATAAAACCACTTTACAAATGAGTAAAATACCAACAGCAGAAGAGTTTTTTGAAGAATGGTGTAATAAAAAAGGATATGTTTCAATTGATGAAGCAGATGATATAAATGAATGTATGATTGAATTTACTAAACTTCATGTAGAACTTGCATTGGAAGCTGCTTCTAAAAATTCTAAAGTACATCTCAAAACTTACTTTGGTGATATGGAAAACATGGTGGAGGAAAGTAAAGTTTTTTGGGGAAGTGACGATTTACTAAGTTGTTACTCTACTAGGGTTAAAGTCGATAAAGACTCAATCATCAATGCTTACCCACTAGATAATATCAAGTAACATGGAAAATCCTGAAAGAATTTTTATTATTCATGTTGGTGAAAATGGTGTAAAAGAATACCTTGCAGCATTTTTCAGAGAACTTGGTGTTGAAGAAAATGAAATACAACTAAAAGTAGAAGAACATTATCAATTCATGATTGATAATCCTAATGTAAATAATATGTTCGGAATAAAAATTCATAATCATTTTTAAAGAAAACAATAAAATGAAATTAAAACTAATTTATAAACAAAGTATTGTTTTTATATTACTACTATTTGTTTTCTCTAGTTGTGAAAATAATGAAGAAAAAATAACAACTGATATTGATTATAGTTTTGGATCAATTAAAGTTTTAGAAATAGATAGTTGTGAATACATAATTTATAATGGTGTTTACAAAAGTGGTATAGTTCATAAACATAATTGTAAGTTTTGTACTAAACGTGATAATTAATTTAATATGAAAAAAGAAACATCATTTAAAATAATGGTTGCTTTTGTTTTATTACTTATACTTAATATTATATGGTTAGGTGCTACTGAATTAGGTTATTTAATATCAAAAATATTACTTTCTTTTGCTGTAGTTTTCTTTTTTATAAATGTATTTACTAAAGAAAATCGAATATGAAAGTTTCACTTGATTTTGATGGTACATTAAGTAGACATACTGTACAAGAATATGCTAAAGAATTGTTATTAAAAAATGTAGATGTATGGGTATGTACTAGTCGTGCTAAAAATCCTAAAATTAAAAAGGGTGGAATAATTTTAAATCCTAATGAAGATTTATATAAAGTTACTGACTTTTTAGGAATACATAGAGACAAAATAATATTTACTGAATCAAAACTAAAAGTAGATACATGGGAGTTTCAAAAAGAATCTTTTATATTTCATTTAGATGATGATTCTGTAGAAATTAAAGAAATGATTAATGAATCTATGGATTATCCTAATTTTATAACAACACCAATATTATTTGATAAGAATTTCAAACAAAAATGTGAATCAATCTTAAAATTATATGAATCCAGAACAAAAAGAAGTAAATAATG